TCTGGACAATGAATCCTCAGAAACCTCCGGGAGAAAGAAATCAGCCTTTTATTCCCAGACCGAAACAGGTTCCGGCTATCGTTACATTAGACCGGTGTATTAAGCAGGGAAAAGATTATGGATTAGAAAAGAGCCGAAAGCAAGGAGCTACTGAAATTGTTTGTAAGACTTTTGCCGCTCATTGTATGTTATATGAACTTTCAAACTTTATTGTTGGTTCACGAAAGAAAGAACTGGTTGATAACTTTGGCGATAACTATACTATCTATGCCAAGATAGACCACGTGTTCAATAATCTTCCATCTTGTTTTAATGAGTTTAAGCCACCAAATGGGATAGAACGAAAAGACATGTCGTTGGTTGTTAATAAAACCGGCTCAACAATTATGGGTGAGACTACCAACGAGTCTTTTTCTGCCGGTAGTCGTTCTACCGCCATGCTGTTAGATGAATTTGGTCGTGTAGATAAACGAGTCGCTGACGCTATTGAAGGTTCTATCCATGATGTTTGTAACTGTACGGTTTATAGCTCAACTCATTGGTTAGGAGCTAATCATAGTTTTAATACGGCTTTGAAAAAATCCACTACTGAAGTAGTAACACTATTTTGGTGGGAAAGCCCCGAAGAATCGGCAGGTATGTATAGCTCTCCCGAACCCGGAAAAATTGAGATAATTGATGAAGATTATTATGAAGACAAGGGTTTAGAAAATGCTATATATCTCAATCGAATTGACGATTGGAATCCAGACGAAGGGAGAATACAATTTGTAGCTGACGGTTGTATTGGATTACCTAAACCATTAAGAAGTCCGTGGCATGATTACGAACAATTTAAGCGTAAAGAAAACAAACGAGACTTCATGTGTAATATTTGGGGACAGGCTGTTGGTAGTTCGGATGTGGTGTTCGATGAAGATATTCTGAAAAAAATAAAAGAAGGATTTTTGAGAAGCCCAACGGCAATCGGAGAAATAGTTTTTGACTATGACAATGATGGTGCTATTGATTTTACTGAATTTCAAACTGATTATGGTCGAAATAATTTTGAATGGTGGGGTAGTTTAATTGATGGCAGACCGAGCCAAAACCATAATTATATTATAGGCTGCGATATTTCTTTCGGTACTGGCAGTTCCAATTCTGCTGCTGCTGTTTATGATGTGAATACAGGTGAATTAGCCGGCCTTTGGACAGACCCAAACACACCGCCCGAAGAATTTGCTGATTTAGTAATTGCGATGGCTGAATGGCTCGGTGGCGTGGATGACCCATTTTTAATTTGGGAAAGTAATGGTGGTCAGGGCGATATATTCACTGATAGAATAAAAGAACATGGTTATTACAATGTTTATTTTCAAACAAGAGAAGATGTCAAGACCCGAAAGAAAACCAATAAATATGGATTCCGAACACAAAAGAATGATGTAAAAGCTGCGTTGTTGGGAACTCTAAACAGTGCTTTGGCCGAAGGATTGAAAGATAATCCTATTTACCGGTCGATAAGAATTTACAGTAAAGACCTCCATGATGAAATGCTTGATTATATTTTTACTGATGGCGGACAGATAACAACTTCAAGAACTGCGGATTTAAGTACGGGGGCGAGAGAACGACATGGAGACAGGACTGTTGCTACAGCTTTATGTGTTTGGGCGTTGACCGACACGGAAAAAGGCTATAAAGAAAATATTAAAGAACCTCCGGTAAATTCATTTGAATATCATAAAAGACGGTTGGAAGAAAAACAAGAAAAAGAAAAACATGAAACTAAGATTTATTTATACTGAGAACTTAAATGGCAAACGCATTAGAAGAACAAAATGTTAAAAAGAAATATGCTGCCCGGCTCCAAATTTTAAGCAAGGCTTGGAAGCAGAAGCATAAAAATGCTTTAGCCCATAGACAGAAATTATTGTCTGCCCGTGCTGCCGGATTTTACGATAAAGACCCGACCAGAGATTATATGCTGAATCTAATTAACCGTGGAGTTGCAACCATTGTCCCCTTCTTGGTGGAAGGTAATCCAAAGATAATGGTTAATACTAAGATTCCGAATTATAAACCGTATGCCTTTGCTACTCAGTTAGCTCTTAATTTTCTCATCCAGAAGATGAGATTAGATGAAAATGTTCTTATCCCTGCTGCCATAAACTCTGTATTTGGGATGGGAATTGTTAGAACATTTCGGGAGTATGATAGAGTTATTTCTATCGATAATGAAGTTATTAAAACCGGAACCCCAAGAGTTATTGTTATCGATGATTCAAATTACATTGGAGACCCATCAGCCAAGACCAGAGCCGATTTTATGATTGAAGGCGATGTTTATCGGTTGCCGACCGAATATGCCAAAGATTTATTCTCTAAATATGCTGATGATATTGAACCTACACATAAGCTTGTCACCAAGTTTGGTGCTGAAGAAATTGCCCAGACAAACTTTGACTGGCAGCGAATGAATTTGGATGATTATTCGACATTTATTGATATTTATAACTATGCAGAGAGAACAATCTGTACAATAATGCCTGAAGGGAATAAAGCTGTTATATTACGTGAGGTTGAATATGATGGGCCGGGTAAAAGCCCTTATGATGTTTTAGGATATAACTACCACCCTGAGTCTCCTATCGCTATTCCTCCGGCATGGGACTGGCATCCTATAGACGTGTCGGCTAATTTAGTTGCCAAGACCGCCAAAGAGCAAGCTGAATCCCAAAAGAATGTTATTATGGCCGAGCCTGCTGCCAAGAAAGCTGCGGAAAAGATACTTAAAGCCCACAATATGGATGTGGTTCTTACTAAAAACGCCGAAGGAGTTAAAACAATCTCTATCGGAGGGGTTAATCCCGATAATTATAATTGGCTTGCTTTTGCTGAAAACGCTTTTACAAAGACCGGCCCAAATCCTGATGTGCTTCGTGGAAGTGGCCCTGCTGCTGATACTCTTGGACAGGAACAAATTATTTATAACAATGCTGCCCGAATAGTAAATAATTATTATACAAGATTTCACGGGTTTATGAGTTCTATTGTGGAAAAGTTAGCATGGTATGTATGGACTGACCCAACTGTATATGTGCCATTTGTTGAGAAAATTCCGGGTGTAGGAGAACTTCCAATTATCTTTAGCGGTGCTGACAAAGTTGGTGATTTTTACGACTTTGTCTTTAACGTAAAGGAATACAGCACATAGAGGATGTCACCTGAGAAACATTATCAGCGAATGATGCAGTATCTTACTCAATGGGTATTGCCGACGCTTGGGCCAGCGACACAACAGGGAGCAACGTTGGATATTCCTGAAGTTACAAAAGAGATGGCTCAATATTTGGGACTTGAGACATTTTCACAGTTTTATAAAACCGCTGTTCCTAATCAACTGGAAAAAGGAATACCATATACGATGCAACCAACTAAAAGTGCTTTTGGTCAAACTTCTGATGCATTTGGTACGACTGAGGGGAACCGCCAAGCCCAGTCAAGCCGTGTTCAGTTAGGTCAAGGTTATGGCGGGGAAACAGGAGCGAACAATGCGTAGGACACTGACAATTATAATGATTTCTATGTTAGCTATGTGTGCTGGACTGTATTCTAATCACAAACAGATTGAGACACAATCGCATCAAATTCAAGCTATTCTGAATGAGATGGACAGTCGTGCTGATGCAATAAGTGAAAACTTTGAAATTATTATGGATGATTTAATAAGTGCTAATAATAATTTTACAATACTGTTTGAGGAATTTGATTTGTCTGTGTTAGAATCCGTTGGTATTATAACCGATGGGATTGGCCACGGTTCCTGTTTTGCTGTTGGGCCAGATATAATTGTTACTGCGAAACACTGTGTCATAGATGATATGACTGGAGAATATCGAAATGAATGGATTGAGATAAATGATAAAGTCTATACGATAGTCGATATTTATGTGAGCGACAAGTATGATATTGCAATCTTAAAGATAGATGGTAGCGTTCCATATTTGGATTTAGGAGCCATGCCCGGATTGTTGGATGAGGTTTATATTGTTGGTTCACCTGAAAATATATATTTTGAGAACAATATTACAAAAGGTGTTATTACCAACTTGGGTGTAAGCTGGAATATATGGACAGATGCTCTTGTGGCCGATGCTGTAGCATGGTGGGGTAATAGTGGCGGGCCACTCTTTAATACTGATGGACAAGTTATTGGTATTCTGGTTGGCGGACCTCCTTATGCCGATGGTATTAATTTGTGTGAGAATGTAGAACACTTAAAAGAAGTATTAGGAGAATATAATGCCACTGACTAAAGAAGGCCGAAAGGTTTTAAGGCGAATGAAAAAAGAGTATGGAGAGAAAAAAGGTAAAGAAGTTTTTTATGCTTCTATTAATAAAGGTAAAGCTGGTTCTAAGAAATGGCA